CTGAAAGTCTTAAGAATCTTTCCACTTTCTCTATCTATCATTTCTATTTTACGACTAACTGTTTTTGATCTGCGTTCTAAGACAGTTCCGTAAGTATTGTTATACTGATATGAACACCATTCTAAATTAGAGACTTTATTATTAGTTCGAGTTTCATCTTTATGATTTATGATTGGATAATTATTCGGATTTGGAATAAACGCTTCTGCAACCAATCTATGAACGGCACACTTTTTTCTAGTATTATTCTTTGTCATTAAGTTTATTCGGTAATACCCATATGCATCGAGCTGCAAAGTTAAAATATGTTCTGGCACATGTTTTATACCACCGTGAGGAGTAAGAACATCTCGCTCTACAGCCCTGACTCTTCCCATGTTTGATACCATATATTTACCTTCAAATCCTACAACATCTTTCCATTCTTCTGTTTCCATAAATACCTCTGAAAGAATTGTATTTTTGAAGACAAATTCTTTCAGAAGGTTACGCTACAAACTGAATTGTCCACATACCGCTTTTTAATCTGAGTTTTTTTTAAGACTACTATTGAGATATGGGTTTTATTTCGCCAAAGAAAAACGAGTTGTCTCAAATGAAAAAGGTAGATAGACACTACCTTGATAATGCTTTGATGGATATTGGAAACAGTCTGTGTAAAGACAGTGAAGATGTCACTCGTACATATTCACAACGGCTGGCTATGTCTATCTGGAACGATGCATTATTTGCTGAAACTGTAAAGGATAGAGCAATAATGGCAAAACTTATTCTTGAACGTGTGGGAGGAAAACCTTCTGTTGTTGTTGATGAAGATAAAGAAGATTTGCCAGAAGTAGTCTTTAGAGTAAGTGCGAATGATGCAAAAAAAATAAAAGCTCTGCAGCAAATGGATAATGTTGAAGAGGAACCAGATGATAAAGTTGTTGTAGAAATTGACGGTGAGCCAAAGATGGAGTTCTAAAATGACAATTGAATACGAACTTACTGAAGCTCAGCAAACAATCGCTTTTTGCAAAAAACGTTTTAGACTAGCATGCACAGGTCGCCGTTTTGGGAAAACATTTTTAGCGTATGCTGAAATGTTCATGAGGGCAACTTCACGAGAAGCTACAGAACGTGGTGGCATAACTATCTGGTATGTCGGAAACACGAGTGATAACGCTCGCCGTTTAATGTGGACAAAGTATTTATCAAATGAAAAGTATGTGCCAGCAAGATATGTAGCAAAAAAACATGAACAACGAATGATTTTAACTTTCAAGAACGGTTCTACTATTTCTGTTTTTACTGGTGAAGAACCTGACTCATTGCGAGGAAGTGCTATTGACTTTTTAGTGATGGATGAATGTGCATTTATTCGACCCCAAGCATGGCAAACAATCTATCCTGCCTTAACTGATAAATACTGCGATGGTGAAGCATTACTTATTTCATCTCCAGATGGTTATAACTGGTTCTGGGAGATTTACAACAAACATATTAATGATGGACCAGATTCTCCGTGGGCTGTTTTTCACTATACAACACTCGAAGGTGGTAATGTTCCTCCAGAAGAAATTGAAAGAGCAAAGCAGGAAATGTCAGTAAAAGAGTTCCGCAAAGAGTATCTTGCTTCTTTTGAGACAATGGCTGACCGCATTTACGAAGATTATGATAAAGACCTTAATGACATTCCTGAAGAGGAAATAGACCCTAATTGGGGTTCTGGTGATATTCATGTTGGAATGGACTTTAACGTAAGACCAATGACCGCAGCAATCTCTGTTATTGAAACAGATAAGGAAGGAGAGGAGTACATTTACTTCTTTGATGAGATTGTTACAAGTGGTTTCTCAAATACTCAGCAGATGTGCGACAAGATTAAAGCAAGGTACCCAAAGGCAACGGTTTATGTTTATCCAGACCCGACTGGTAACAAACACCAGCCTTCAGCACCAATTGGTGTAACAGATATGAGCATTCTTCGTGATAACGGCTTTATTGTCTGTGCTCCGTATGCTCCATACGCAAGCAAAGATAAGTGGAACACAGTAAACACTGCGATGTGTAGTGCTGACGGAACTCGTAAGGTGTATGTAAGTAAAGAAAGATGTCCGCACTTATCTGATTCTCTTAACGGATTTGTATTCAAAGAAAACGGCGAGCCTGATAAATCTCAAGGCTTTGACCATATAACAGACGCTATGGCATACGAAATCTGCTATAAGCTGCCAATCAAAAAAGGACGGCTTTATAGACCAAAGATGTACGGTGCTTAAGGAGTAATTTATGAATGATACATTTGGAGTAAAAACTCAGCATCCAGAATACACAAAACGAGAACGTCAGTGGAAAATCATGCGTGACGTTATGGAAGGTGATGACGCAATTAAACAGGCCGGGGAAGATTATCTTCCTCGTCCTTCAACTGCACATGAGTGTTTTGATAAATATGAGTTGAAACAGTATGAGGCATTTAAGGAGCGTTCTATCTTTGCAAATTATACAGCACAGATTCATGACTGTCTTCATGGAATGGTTGAGAGTCGGCCAGCCAAAATAGACGTTCCAAAAAACATGAAAGGAAAAAAGTTCCTGAATAATGTTGATAACCAGGGCAATTCTGCAGATCAGTTCTTTTCAGACTGTTTGGATGATACTCTTGTTACAGGTTTTGGTGGTATTTTGCCAGACCTTCCAAACGTAGACCCAAACATGTCGAAAGCAGTCGCAGAAAATAAAAATATTCATCCTTATCTCACTTATTACAAGGCAGAGTCAATTATTAACTGGAAGTACAAACCTGTAAACGGTGTAAATAAACTCAGCTTGGTTGTACTTAAAGAAATGGTAGAGAAGGGTGAAAATCAGTTTGCTCACACTCTCTCTGAACAGTATCGTGTACTCAGTCTTGAAAATGGCATTTATTACATTCAGATTTACTCTTTTGCAAAAGGAGAAGATGGAATAGAAAGATTATCACCTGGTCAAAAGAAACCATTTATGGTAAATGGTCAGACAATAGATTTTATTCCTTTTGTAATGCTTCCATTTGCAAAACCTGTAAAACCAATTTTGTATGACATTGCAAAGTTGAATATCCACCACTATCAGGTTACTGCAGACTATCAGAATGGTGCTCACCTTACTTCAAGACCTACAGGTTACTTTACTGGTCATGAACCGGAAGTAGACCCAAAAACAAAAGAAGTAATTCCTGTTTACGTTGGTACTGATGTATTCTGGCAGTTACCAGAGAAAGACGCAAAAGTTGGAGTTTGTTCTTTCAGTGGTGAAGGTATTGAACACCTTGAACACGCTTTGAATCGTGACGAGTCTCAGATAATTATGCTTGCATCACACATTATTGCTGCAGAAAAGAAGACTGCAGAAAATAAAGATGCAATGAACATTCGCAAGGCCGGCGAAGACGCCAAACTTGCTACTTATGCAAAGAACCTGTCTTATTCATTCACACAGGTTCTGCAGATTGTTTCAGACTGGATGGGTAATAAAGACGAAGAAGTATGCGTTCAGCTTAATAGCGACTTCTCTAATCTCGCATTTGATGCGAATGCAGTCAACTCAATTGCAAATATCTTCTCTCAGGGTAAACTTCCACTTCGTTGTCTCTACTATCTGCTTCAGCAAAGCGGTTATCTGGAACCAGATATGGCTTATGAAGATTTTGTATATCTTCTTGACCTTGAAGCTGCAAAACTTTCTCCAATGGAAGTTGATTCTGCTTATAAACAGTACAAACAGAACGGAGAGAGAAGAAGTCTTCCACAGAAAGATTGGTATTCACCTGACAACAACGGCAGTGAGGACAATGTAGACGATGACAAGCAGTGAAAAGGAAGAATGGCAGAAGTACATTGATAATACAATTTCTCATGCTATCGGTGCTGTAGAGTATGGCAATTATTTTTATGATGAAGTAAAAGGTCTCGCTGATGAAGCAAAAGATGATTGCCAGGCTCTTCTTGAAGAATATGTTAGATGTGTTACCAAAAACCGTTGTAATGAACTAAAAAAAAAGCTGGATACTCGTCTGACAGAACTTGAAGACGATATTGCAGCGTTTATTGCATTAGAATTGCCTAAAATTATTGAAGATGAGAATGAATATCTTAAACAGAATGTCCAGCCATTGTTTGACATTCAGCTTGAAGAAGCTGAAAAAACAATAAAAAAGTTGGCTATTATTCCAATTGCTACAGCAGGTGCTGCGGTGGGATTTGGATTGTTAGTTGCAAATAGACTTAGAGATATTTTTAATTCTGAGGTAGTTCAAAGTTATGTGACCGGCAGTTCTTTTAATGAACTTAATGACAATTACTCTGCAAGATTTAATACCTTCGACAGAGGCCTTGAAGCAGACGCTGAAACACTCGGTTCTTCTTTAGGCGAGCAATATGAAAGAATTATCTTTACAAAGAATGACAAGGTTATAAACCGTTATATATGGTCCTCTATATTAGATACATCTACATGCCTTGTTTGCGGTATGTTAGATGGTCAGATATATGACGATATCACGAAAGTACAAATATACCCTGTTCATGACAGGTGCAGGTGTAAAATTTTTCCTTTGCCAGATTTTATAAGTGATGATGAAGCAAAAGTTTCTTACTCAGAATGGTTCGAAAATCAAACTGATAAAAATAAATATAAAATCCTTGGTAAAAAACGTTTTCAACTCTATGAACAGGGTATGAAAATCAAACAATTTGTAAATAACGGTAAAATCACCCCTCTAAAAGACCTTAAAAAATAAAAGCATTTTAATCTCATTTTTTTTCTGGCGTATTCTGCTCTTAGAACGAAAGAAACAGACGGTTTCTCCCTCAGACGAGGCGGTTCAATTATTCATTTATTTGCAGGAGCAAATATGCCAGATACAAATCTCACAGATGAACAGCGTTTAGCTGAATTTCAGAACAAGTTGGCTTCATTCAGACCAGAAGGATTCGATGAAGAAAAGTTTGCAGCTTTGACAAAAGCGGTTGTTGGTTTCCACGAGGACGAAATCAAAGGACTGAAAATTAATTCTGCCAAAATGAAAGAGGAAAAAGATGCTCTTTCAGGCAAGTTGACAACACTTCAGGCTTCTTTTGATGAGAACTCTGCGAAGATGAAAACTCTCGAAGAACAGTTGGCTAACAATCAGCCAGAAGAACTTAAGAAAGCGTTCGAAAACAACAAGAAAGAACTTGAGGAACGTTACGCAAAAAGCGTTTCAGAACTCAACAAAAGTCTTGCTGAGAAAGACGAGAAGATTAAGTTCCTTGAAGCAGGAGTTCTCGAAAGAGATGTACTTGCTGAATTTAACAAAGCAGCAGCAGACAAACAGTGGCTTGGTGGTGGGCGTGAAATGGCTCAGTCGTTTATCACTGGTGAACATGGCGAAAAATTCCGCCGTTTGAATATGCCAGATGGAAGCGTAACTCTTGTAAATAAAGATTCATTGGATATGCGTCAGGCACTTGATAAGTTCCTTGACACTGAAGTTGGTAAAAACTTGCTTAAGTCTGGAAACAGCGGCGGAGGAGCAGACGGTTCCGGCGGTGCTACAGGTAGTGGCAAGAGATTAACAAGAGCTGAATATGATGCTCTGTCACCAACTGATCGAATGAACTTCGACATTGATGGCGGTCAGATTATTTAGTTCTGAAATATATCATAGGAGAAAACACTATGCCTTCAAATCAGAATCTTAATTCTTGTCGTAAAGACATCATGCTTGGTTTGAGAGAAACTGGCTATCTGCCATTTGGTTTCATCAAAGCCGTAAATACAAACACTGGAGCAGAAGTTGCTGCAAAAGGTGACATCATCAAGGTACCTATCGGAAAAGCAGGTGCTATGATTGATACTCCAGTTGGATTTAACTTCCCAAGTGCTGCCGGTTCAGACGTTGATTCTATCAACATGGAACTCCAGTATGCAAAAACTGTTCCTATCGACTGGAACGGTGAAGACCAGAAAGCAATGCTTAACTCTGGTGCATGGGGAACTGTTCTTGCTCAGCAGTTTGCTGATGCTTTCGGACAGATTCGTGACGCAATTGAAAAGTCAGTTGCAGAAGAAGCTGTAAAGGCTGCTTCTCGTGCTTACGGTACTGCTGGTACAGCACCATTCGCTGACGGTTCAAAGATGGGTGACCTTGCAAACATGAAGGGTATCCTTGACCTGAACAAAGCTCCTGCAAGCGGACGTACAATCGTTCTTTCTTCAGAAGCAGAAACAAGTCTTCTTACAAACCAGACAAACCTCATCAAAGTAAATGAAGCTGGTTCTGAAGCAATGCTCCGTCAGGGAATCATCATGCCAGTTTATGGCTTCAATGTTCGCTCAAGTGCACAGCTCGAACAGCACACAAAGGGTGCCGCAGCAAGCTATGTAACAAATCTCTCAGCAACTCTCAATCCTGGCGAAAGAGAAATCGCTGTTGATACAGGTACAGGTGCATTCGCAAATGGTGACGTTGTAACATTCGCTGGTGATGCAAACAAGTATGTTGTAAATGCAAACACAGCAGACTCTATCACAATCGGTGAGCCTGGTCTTCGCAAGACACTTGCAGACGGTGTTGCAGTAACAGTTGGAAACAGCTATACACCATCAATTGCTCTCCATAAGTCAGCAATTGCACTTGCAATCCGCCCACCAAAGGCACCAAACGAGGGAGATATGCTTTCTCGTGAACTCGTAACTGATCCATATTCTGGAATTGTTTACGAAGTTGCTCTTGTTCGTGGTATGCGTACTATCCAGTACCAGGTATCTGCAGTTTGGGGTGTTAAGGCAGTTAATCCAGCTTGGATTGCTACTTTGCTCGGCTAAGACAAATAAGACCGTATCTCGTAAGGGGTGCGGTCTTAGTCTAAGGAGAAAATATGGCACTTGTAAAAATGGTTCGCAGTGAACCAAGAGTAGCTGGTGGAAGTAAAGAGGGTATGTTCGATGAAGCACTTGTTGCTGATTTGAAGAAACTCGGATGGAAACCTGCTGATAAAGGAACAGATAAGGATGAACCTAAAAAGGATACACCTAAGAAGGACGAGCCAAAATCTGAACCTGTAAAAAATGAGCCAAAGGCAGAATCTGTAAAAGAAGCTCCAAAGGCTGATGAAAAGAAAGAAGATAAGGTTGAAAAGCCTTTAAAAAAATAGGAGACCTATATGCCATTAGGAAGCAATACAAATACAACTCCAACATCTCAGACAACAGCAGTTGCTGAAACTGTGGAAGAAGTAGTTACTGAAGAAGTTGTTAATGACAATCTTCCAGAAGTAAATTTGATTGTTGAAGATGGCAGCGGAAATCCAAATGCCAACTCGTATTGTAACCTCGACTATGCACTTGAGTACTGTACCATGAAAGGTTATACGAGCTGGCAGTCACTTTCTGAAACACAGCAGAAAGTATTTATTATCCGTGGTACTGAGTTTGTTGATAACTTCTATAACTGGAGAGGAAGAAAAGGAACTGGTAGCCAGGCACTTTCATTTCCTCGTATTGATTTGTATGACGATGATCAGTATTTAATCCACGGCATTCCAGAGAAACTGAAGAAAGCATGTCTTGAAGCTGCTTTCCTTAATTCTACATCTGGCTCTGATACGCTGTTTACAACAAAAGATGAAAACGGTGCAATCAAACGACAGAAGGTAGATTCACTTGAAGTTGAGTATTTCAGTAATCAGCAGAATGAGACAAACCTCAACACTGTCGATTACACATCTATATATGACGTTCTGAACAAACTCCTTAAAGGTTTGTATAAAGAAAAAGGAGCAACTGGTTCAGTTTGTGCAAGAGCAGTCTGGAGGGGCTAAATGAACTTTGAACAGAATATGAAAGCCGTTGCAAAAAAGCTCCTCACAAAGTTCGGTAATGTAAAGAACTTTACCCTCTATCATGCAGAGGGTAAAAATATAACTACCTATAAAGGTCTTGGTGTAAAACTTAATTACGACTCAGAAGCAATTGGTATGAACTCAAACATCATTAAGGCCGGAGATGCAAAAGTTATCTGTCAGTTTGATATTATGCCAGTTGAGAACACTGACGTAATAGAGATAGAAGGTGAGAAGTTCAATGTAATTCACTCGGGAGATACAAGTCCGACAAATATTACAAAGATACTTTATACATGTCAGGTGAGGAGGGCAAATGGCTAAGTTGGTTATTAAAACTCCTACTAGAACATGGACTGCGAGACAGGGTGTTCTTTATGGTGACATATTTGAAAAACAGATTGAAAACAATGCCTCTAAAATTGCTTTAAATCATCTTGCAAACTTAAAGCGTAATGGTTCAAACTATGAAGCTGTCATCGAACAAAGACTCCATATTTTTGCTGTATTTTTTCAGCGTGTCGTTTCTCGTACTCCTCTTGATGAAAAATATACTTGGTATCAAGAAAATCCGGAAACTGGAAATATGGTAAAGAAAACTCATAAGCCAGATAAAGGAATGCATTCTGCTGCACGATATGATTGGTTTATTACTGACGGTGATAAAACAGTTTCTGCTCAAGATTTTCCCAAAAAATATTTCGATGTTGTAAATGACAAAACTGCGATTGATGCTATTGAAAAGAAATTTAAAAGTTCATTTGCACCAAGACTTGCAAAAACAAATGCCGATTCTGCTCTTAAAACGTTGGAACAATTGTATATCAAAAACGATAATCCTCATTACTACGTTCTTGAATACGGTGGCGGATATCGTTG